CTTGTAGATATTTCTTTGCTTCTACTGCTGGGTGTTCTATCCCAGCCCTACTGAATCGTTTGTACAGTGCACTCAGTGTAAGTTCTTCGCCGTTGTATAGACAAAGTTGATTCTGATAATTCTTACTACCCTTTCTACGAGCCTCCTTACCTTTATCGGATTTATAATATTCTTTACTATAGTTCTTCATATATTCTTTATATCTGTCAGATTTCGACCATTCTTTCTTGGTTTCTTTATATCTTTCAACATTCTGACCCTTTGCTCTATAATTATTGTAAGTAGGTTTGAGCAAATCAATAAATTCTTGTTCTACTTGTTTCAGATGTTCTGGTTCTACTGGAGCCAAAATGTCAAAACGGAACTTATCCAACCCATATTTCTGCATATCTTGATACATTGGACTATTCGGATTTTCCTTCCATCTAGACGGACACTTGTGGCTAGTCCATCTGCTAAAGACATCCTTACTGCTTCCTACGTATCTGTCGCCAGTTACTGTATTTACGATTTTGTAAACCGCACTAATCTTATTCGATTTCATCTTTCATCTCCTTTAATGTTTCTTTGATTGTAACAATGTCCAGATTTATGTCTGAAACATCTTTCTTAAGATTATCGATGGCATCTTGCATATCTGCCAACTGAATATCCACCCTGTTAAGTGTCATCTGCAATAACATACTTAATTTGTCCATAGTATTGTTTCTCCTATTGAATTTGAGTATATCAATTAGTTGTTTAAACGCAGAAAGACTCCAGAACTTAATCTGGAGTCTAATAACATAGGAGGTATAGATTATTTCTTTACAGGGATTCTGTACGATTCAATCGTCCCCTGGTTTACACAAACGCTGTTTTCCAAAGGGTTCCAAACCACAGTTCCGTGTTTCCACAACACGAAGTGATTATAACCATTGTGGACAAATCTGGCTACCACGGTATCATCGCCGTAATACGTAGTATCTCTCTTGATGTCCACGATTTCTTTGTGCCCGCAGAGCCGGGCAATTCCAATCGGATTTACCACGGTGCCGTTCCACTCTACATAGCCTTGTCTTATGGCTTCGGCCAATATCTTGAGCTTGTCACCGTCGTCGTGAATACCCCACAGCTCTTCATAGCACATTGCAAGGCAGCAGTTGTCTGCCAACTGTTTAATCTTATCTTGTATCATTTATGATTCCCCCTTACCAGCAACGTGTCCATCTGCAATTTCGGTCATGATAATCTGTTTACCGTCTTTCTCAATGATGTAATTCGTTATACCCTCACGCTTAATGACCCGCGCGTCCTTAAAATCGGATTCTTTAAGTTCATTGAACTTTCTTTCGGAAAGTTCCATCCTATCCCAGACGTGAAACACTGTCCCGTCTTTGCGTGTCCTCGTTTCGCCTGTCTGAGCCTTCCATTTATAGGAATTCCCGAACATTGCCATAATTCCGTACATTGCAAGTACGATAAATACAAGTCCTTTCTTCATTTTATTCTCCTCGGCACCGCTTACGGTACCTTTATTTATTAACATTTAACGTAAACTTTGTCGCCGAACCAGAAATATGGGCGGTTCTTCTTGATGGTACACTTTGTTGAACCAGCCTTTTCCGCAAGTTCCTTAAGGTAGCCGAAACCTTTAAGACCAATTGCAATGCTCCCTTCTTCCTCAACTTGTTTCATGAAAGCACGTGCAAGTTCTTTCATTTTCATTTCTTCATCCGCTCTTCTTCTTTCTGCTGTTGTGTCCATATTTTAATCTCCTTATGTTTTAATATTAACTATTAATTAGTTAGTAGTTGTCGAAAGTAGAAAATTTTATTAAAATTTCTTTCTGCTTTCTATGCCTTAGATATTATAACCTTAAATCTGTTTACCCTGTGAAATCAAATATTTCTTTGCTTCTACTGTCGGATGATTAATTCCGGCTTTTCTGAATCTTGCGGACAATGTATTCAGCGTAAGCGTTTCCCCTTTATAGCAGCATAATTGATTTCTATATTTCTGCATGTCCTTTCTTGCTTGTCTACGGTTGATTTCTTTCCCCTTTTCAGTCTGGCGGTATTTTCTATTCCATTCTTTATGATATTCTTTGTTCATTTATCTTTTCCTTCTATTATTAGAAATTTTGAATAAAATGCTACCCAATCTGGGTTATATTTAATCCAATTACACGGCTTTATCCTTGAGAGCCTTTCGACTTCCTGATGACACGCACGGCACAAGACGGCGAACAGCTCTGGATTTAAGTTGTCATATTCATTGGGCTTCATATGGTGAACTTGCAGTGTCTTCGACTTAGTTCCACAACAACTGCATATTCCACCAGATTCTTCACGTAATCTTTTGGAGAAATCAATCCAACGCTTTGTCCGCCTGAATGCTATCTTGTCTTTATTGCCTTCTTTAATCATTTCTTTACAACCCCAGACTTGTCGTCATTCCACTTCAGACCCATTACGTCCAATACTGCTTCATCGTATTTTCCTTCTTTCCAAAGTTGTGTATCTGAAATAGCCTCCCAGTCTATCTGAGGGATGACTGGCTCTATTGTTCCAGAATTCTTATTCAAGCTGTGCAACAACTTATCTGCGAGACCTTTCTTACCATATGCATAAAACCAAGTTGATAAGTTTCTACAAGACTTTCTTGTATCACCTTTTACAAACTTTATAACACGCAATGAATATCTACCATTACCATCTTTACCAGGTCTCTGTATGTCATCGATTTCTACACGGCTTTCTGCCAAGTTCCATCGTTTATCGGTGGCATCTCCTGAAGGCACACCGTCGGCCGACGCTCTACACAGGTAAACCCAAGTGTCATTCCAATCAAAGAGCTCTTTGTTATTTGCCCAAGGTTGACCTGCATCATAGAAAGTTCCATTTGGTTTATTCGCTTCATAGAACACCTTGAACTTTGGGTCATAGCTTTCCATAGACAGTTCTTCATATGTCTTGAACCGGTCTACAACAGACTTTCGCAATGTACAAATACATAGGTTATTCGTAATATCTGCGTCTTCAAACATTTCTGGGTCTGCCAAACGGAAGTCTTCAATATGCCTGTATAGTTCCTTAGATTTATACTGACCCAAAGGCATTAGACACACTATTTTGTCTGTGTGTTTCTTTGCTTCATTTATAATCTTTCCACCAACATTATATGGAGGATTAGAAATCACAAGGCTCCATCGCATTATAAATACTCCCTTTCTTTGTATCTTTCATGGCTTACTAAGCCCGTTACAAACCCCCACCTCACACACCTGTAATGACTGTCCGTAGGGTTCTTCCACGATATGATATCAATGGCACATTCACACGCTTCTTCAAACGTTTCGAATGAAACATAGATGTAGCCATTCCGTAGCTTCACGTCAGTCGGTTTTGTGTCCATTGCCCCACCAAGGTATGGTCCGGACTTGTTTACCTGAACCAAGTGTGATGTTCTACGGTGGGTATATGCTTGTAGGTTGATGGCACCAATACCCATGCCAACCTTGTTTTCTCCAACTTTCTTCCTATTGTCCACAACAACTTCTGTCCATCCGTTCGTAGCAAGGAGTATTGCTTGTTCTACACCCCAATCCAGTTTATTGTTGCTTCCAAGTTCATACTGTCCTATCTGGACGAACTGGCAAGCCAATGTGTCTGCATAGAAAGGCCGAAACATGTTTCTTGTCCCAAGCATTGCATAGTTTGCGTCTGGGAAGTTCTCCATGATGTATTTAGTGATTTCTACTCCTGGCTTACCATACGGACTATTGGCCAGTATCAAGTCTGGTTTCATTGTTATTTCCTCCTATTTATTTAATTAATTATGACCTTGATTATTTCTTTCCATTCACTGTCCGTAATGTCAAAATATTGTCTGAAATCATCATCCGTCCAATCTGATTCATAGCCTTTCTTTCCTGTACGTGGATTGATACAGTCGCCCATAAAAGGAAGATACTTCATAGGAAAGTGCGAGTCCGTTTTCATTTTCAAAACCAAATAACGGTGAAATGTTGTCTTCGTACTGTTTTCAAAGTTTACCGCTTCTGCTTCATTTTGGAACGGAATACTCTCAGGTAGTGGTGAGCCTTCGTTGTATCTATCACCCCCACGTTTTGCTTTCTGAACTACATTTTGGCTCCAATGAACGCCAGCTTTTGTAAAGCCATCCTTATAAACCCAACTTAGAAGATAATGGGTAGTTTCAAATCTAAAAGACTTATAAACGTTACTATTTGGTCTATGGGATGGTGTGGGTCTGGTACAACTTACTCTACATCTCCAACCATCAGAGTTATTATGTTCTACAACACTACTGAGAGATGAAACTTTAGACCCAATAACTTTATCTACGATATGGTTTGTATTGAAGTCTTTATAATATTCTGAACTTTCTTTAGTAAGAATGTATATGCCTAAGTCTATGTCCATAGTGGCTCCAAACATGTTTGCCGCATCTACAGCAGGAATAACTTCTATAGAGTCAATAAAGACGCTAACTGTGTTTTCAAAAGTTTTATACTGACTATTTCTATATTTTCCAGTTGGGTCTTGAAGCCAACGGATTGGAGAAAGGTTGACCAGAATGCCATCGTCAGTAAGCATAGGAATGGATTGTTCCACTATCTTCAAGTGCAGGTTCTTGTCGTATGGGGGATTCATAAGTATGTAATCATAGGTCATAGTTTTCTCCTATTCATTTTATGTATATTTAGTGATAAAACACCCAGTATCTATCCCAGCATTTCAAGGTGTCATTCCAGTGCATTATTTCCTTCATGCGTTCTTTGTTTCCACCTCCTGGAGCAACGTTATACATTTTAGCACCGGCGTTTCTGTATCTTCTTATGTAGAACATCTCAAGGCTATTTGCTTTATTTATGCTAAGGTCTTTTGCAAGTATTTCTTTCTTGATGGGCAGCTCCTTATTGAGAACTTCACGTTTCCAGTATGAGCCACTTCCAACATATCCGTCTTCCAATGGGTCTACTTCTGTCTGGTAATGTTGACCAATGTATATCCAACCGTTTAGTTCATTTGTCATTTTGTATACGTAGTGTTTCATTTATGTTTCCTCCTATTCTACATAACAATCATAGAAGTCTGGTTTCATTGTTATTTCTTCTACATAGTTTCTATCTAATACAGATAACAGTTGTGTAGTTATTTCTGCCCTTATCTTGTAATACATTGTTATTTCTTCTACGTGACCACTTCTCTTATCATCTACAGAGACTTCAGAAGGAAGGTGTTCTTTAGCTTTGTCATCGTTTTCTTCATTTGTTATCTGTTCTTTAGGGGCTTCGCTGTCGCTACGCCCATCCATATCAATATACCTATCTTCAGACTCGATAGGGTGTGCGTTAGCACAGCCTGAGGGGCTTCCGTAGGAAGACACTTCTTTAGCATTCTCTTTTACAATTCCAAATGATGAGTAAACATGTCTAAAACGTTCGTAAGATATAAGGCGCGGTTTTATGAAGTCATAAAGACATTTCAATGAATAGAAAGTACAACCATTGAATACATAAGTAGAGCCATTGGTTGATTTATGATATTTCAAGTATTCATGTGGAAGTAATTCTGTATGTTTTATAATGTTCAAGACTTTGGAATGCGTAATGTTATTGAAGTTGTTCTTGTCAAGATACTTTACATCAATGTGTCTTGGAATAAAGCAGTTCAACATTCGAATTTCCATTGTTTCTTTTGTTGTAATCATTTCATAGTTCTGGCTAATCCAGTCCATTGATAATGTTACATATCCAAGACCACATTGGTCAAATATGACAACCTGGTGATTATTAGGAAGTCCTTTCCACTTTTCAATCATTCCAATGGAAATAGAGTCTCCACGTGTAAAGAACTTGTAGTATTGGTATGTTCCGAATCTGTTGTTTCTTACAACAAAATCACACCAACCATGCTTTCTTGCTTCAACGTCTTGTGGATTTGTTATGTTTCTGTAAACTTTCTTGTGATTTTCCCAATATGTGGGGGTGGTAGGTACATAAAGACTATGTTCTGGCATGAATCTTTCTTTCTCCAAGAACATTGTAATCTTTACTGGATTTGCTTTTGTCTTTGTAGATAATCTTTGATAATACATATGTTACTCCTCTGTTCTGCTAGATTCTGGACCGGTCCTAACAGAACAGAATCATAACATTCATATAATTAGTAGAACTCTGTAATTTCTACTGATTTACATACTATTAGTCATATTAAAACTAACTAATTATAAGGCACCGTAAGTGGTGCCGAGGAGAAATAAAATTATGAGAGCAGACGAAAACAGAACAAGCAAGAAATTTAAGATTGTTTTAACTTGGAACAGCGTAGAAGACCGTGATGACGGAACAAAAGTATTCCACTTCACCGATGAAAAGACTGGCGACGGATATATTCACTACCAGATTAAGGCAAGCAAATGTGCTAACCCAGCAGCAGCTAAAATGGCACGTGCTTTTATTTCTAAAATGAAGAAATATAACATTGGCGACAGATTAAGGTGTGAGGCAATCTTCCGTGAAATGAACGACGGTTGCATCCACCGTGACGTGGATAACGTACTTTATAGTGTGGACTGAATGAGGTTAAGAGGAGGGTCTGGTTGAATGTTGCGACTAACTGTAAGGACATCAATGTACTTAAATGCCGTCATTTGAAGGACTATTACAAGTATCTGGTGCAACTGACACCAGAATTATGGGCTGTTCTCGTTTACGACGATACAGACGAGAATCAGATTTGGGAATGCGTATATTTCAGTTATACTGATGCATTATTCGCATATAACCATTATAACGGAGATGTTTAAAATGACTTTAATGATACTGATTGTAGTTTTACTTGCTATCAGTTGGTTCTTCGGATTCAAAACCGGACAGTTATATTAAAACAAGGCTACCTTACGGGGTAGCCTTCAATATTTACAGATGGAACTTCTTCTTTAAGGAACCAGTAAGTTCCCTGATATCAGAGCCCATGCCGTTCAGCGATTCCATTATATCTGCCAAAGAACCAGCGGCAGTTGAGCCAGCTTTAAGAACTTCACTAACAAGCTTACGTGCGTTCGGGTCATTTGCATACGCCATTGCGATATACTCTTCCGGGTCAACGCCTTGGGTAGAAGCGGCGGCAATCAAATCCATAAATCCTGCGGCAGTTGGGTCAGTACCCCTAAGTTTATCAGCCATTTCCTGGAATCTCTGAGCCGGTACCATTTGAATACGTTTCTTGGCAAGGTCAAGCTTCTGATTCTGGTAATCGAGGTCATAGTTATCTTCGCTTCTGAGCTTGTTACCCTCTGCACCGATAGCCTTACCCGCCATTTCTTCATTACGCTTAGACCAGATTGAATCCTCACGCTCATTGTTCTGTGAGCCACCAGTATAGGCTGCTCCAATGTTACTGATATCTTTGCCCATATTCCTTGCGAACTTGCTCAAGGTATCGACTATTAGATAATCACGTGATTTCTCGTCAAGGATTCCCTCATTATAGGCATCCATTATAGAGCGAATCTTGTAGCGTGAATCTTGCTTTGCTTCTTGCTTTGAAGGTTTATTCTCAGATTTAATTTCGGAGTTACTCTCAGTGTTACTCTCAGTGTTACTCTTAGATTTATCTTCGCTTGTTCCATTAGGTGTTTCCGCAGGGTTTACATAGTCATTTCCTGGTAAAATCTCCCCAGCATACGCTTTGCCTGCGGGTGTTTGACTTGCTAAATCTGCATTATCAAATGAGATGTTCATTGTATTAGCGCCTTCATCCTTTAAGACACCTGCTTCCTTTGCTGCTTCCGTAAGATTCTTTAAGTCTTCTTTCTCTTTACGAGTATAAGCAGAAGCGGGATTCTTCATCTGAACATCATGCTCATATTGCTCTTGTGGTGTTTTCCGCTTCATCTCAGAGATATTCTTTATAGGAGCAGCAGTCATGTTAATGTTTGGAGGCAATTCATTCATCCCTTCTGGTTTCGCAGGGATTTGTTTCTGTCCTTCTTCTTCCTTCTTGTGAGGCTTAAGAAATTTATCAAAGATAAAGTTGGAAACAGGGTTACCCCTCAAGTTATATCCATCGGCCATCTTTATGCCTCCTATTATTTGTGGTATTTACTGAAATCAGCCTCAAGGTCTTTCTTGAAAGATTCCACAGGGTCGTCTTCTTCCTTAGGTGGTTCTTTGCAATCTTCATCTGAGCCAAGTCGTTTCTGCGGGTCCCATCCTGCAAGCTTCTCTTTGTTAGAAGCTGAGCGTTTCTGGTAGCGTGTCTTGGCATTTGAGTCTGATTCAAGCTCGTCTTCTTTAGGCTCTTCTTTCTCTTCTACTGTGTGTGTTTCAACCTCATCACCAGTAATCTCACCATCTCCGTCCTTGTCTTCGGCTTCGATGTGTGTTTCAACCTTTCCCTCACCACCTTCGTCAACTGCTTCGGAAATCTGCTGTGCGGCTTCCTGCTTGACTTCTTCTGGTGCTTCCGGCCAGATACGCTCGATTACTTTCTTGACGTTTCCTGTAAGGGCATCAATGTATTTGTCCGATTCGAAATCCGAATACTTGTCATGGTACTCGTCATAGCTTTCTTTAATGATGTCGAAATCATCACCGTTAAGTTGCTTGAGCCTATCTGAATATGGTGAAAGCTTCTCGCCATATTTCTGGTTCCACTGGTCACGGTCAAATCGGTCATTTGCCTCATCAAACTGTCCTAACAAAGATTCAAGTCTGTCAAGCAATGCTTCTGTTTCTTCTGGGGTTCTCATTATTTATTCTCCTTCTAAATTATTAGTCGCCAGGTCCGACTGAATCTGCTGGTTTGCATTAGCCATTGCGGTGTTTATTGCTCCGTTAGGTTCTGCATGTCCTGCATGATTTCATTGCTTATTGTCTGTGTCGCAGCCATTTCTGCCGATGTCTGGGCATCCACGTTCTTGCTTTGTGCGGCATCATACAATTTCATTAATTTATCAATATCAACCTTATTCTGAGGGTTGTTTGAAGCCTTCAATGTCAATAATGTATTCATTATCTCTTCCAACAGCATACCGTTAGGAATGTAATCCGGGATATCAAAGTTGTCATTCTCCAAACAGTCCATGATAACGGCGTTTACCGCATTGAATGAAGATACGGCAATGTTGTAGCCTGCGTCAACATCAGGAATTTCCATAAGCTGTGCGATACGGTTCTGTGGAATAAGACCTGCCGCATACAACTGCTGCAACTGCTGCAACTTCGTAGATGGGTCTTTGCTAAGGGACTCGGCGGCACTGAACTGAATGTTAAGCATGTCATTCGCACTTACGATATCAGACCACTTTATAAGACCACGGAACCTTGATTTCGGAAGAATGTCCTCATCAGGTGGATATACCGCGATTATAAGTTTCGCCAAGTCAACGTAGGCACGAACGATGTCATTAAGCTGGGTTTCAAATCGTGCACTTTCAATGTCTTCCATAGTCGATAAAGCCACACCGGAATTAAGCCCCTTAGGTTTCTGTGAGGTAGCCGATAGCTGGCTTATACCGACAAGTTCATAGGCGTGTTGTTTCAAAGCCTCGACCGTTTCCATCCACTGCGGGTCCATAAACGGCGTAGTAGATACAGTTATAGGGCTTTGGGTCATGTTCGGTGAAACAGAATAGGTATATACCTCACCGACACGGTTAGATACCTTGTTAGCCTTAATGTTACTTCCTTCCGGAACGAAATACTGCATTGGAGCCGTCAGCTGTGAAGCGTCCTTAATCTTGTTCATAAGGGAATCAATTTCCATCTGAATACCATAAAGCAAATCAACCACAGACTGGCTTGACGTAGACTTTATAGGTGATGAATAGTTTATGAACAGGAACGGCAATACACCACAAGACCATGTTTCCGACTCAAACTTCTGCAAGTCCGGGATATAATGATAAAGCTTCCCTTTGTTCAAATCCCAGTACATGTAATAAGTAACTGCTTCAGGACCGTCATCAGGAACCTTTATAGGAAGCAAAGTTACAGGAAACTGTTCCCTCTTCCATACAAGCTGCGTCAACTGACCATAGCTGTATTCACGTGGGTCAATGTATATCTGCCACGGAAGAATACGGTTAATGGATTTGTCCTTTACATTTACATATACAACGCCACGGTCAAATATACAAGCGTCCTTGAACGCCTTTGAAATCTCACGGTTAACGTTCTGCGTGTCATAAAGGGCATCGAAATAGGTCTGTGCTTGCTTGGCAATCTGCATTTCCTTGTAGGTTCCGTTTACAGTATTAATGAACGGACGGACTTTCTGGGAAGCAATCTTACTTACCAACGTATCAATACAAGAACGAATTACATTCTCCTGTACGCTTGATGTGGTGTCATCATTTATTTCAAATGTTCCTGCCTGGTAATATCCTACAACGGCTTCATCCGTAAGGCTGTCAATGTTTATCAAAGGACTGTATTCATAAAGGCGAAGGTTACGGCGGCATTTGCTTCTATAAGTTCCATAGAATGATTCAAGTCGCTGAATCTTGCTTAGTATGTTTGGTTTAATCTCTGCCATTATTGTACTGCTCCTTGAGGTGCATTTGGTTGTTGCTGTGCGTTCTGTTGCTGTTGCATAGCCATCACAGCTTGCTGTTGCAGCGCACCGTTCAACGTATCCTGCATGAATTGATATCTTCGTGTCGGGTATTGCTTGCCTATTTCATAGCTGGGCATATCTTCCCTGGTGATTTCTGTCTGTCCAATCCGCATTTCTTATATCTCCTTGCTTCCATAGCCGGGGTATCGGTGGGTCTTACGCCATTCCTGAGTTGTTCTTCCCTTGGAAGCACTTCTAAGCCATTCCGCAGCGTCCTCAGCATCAGCCTTGAACTTGTATTCCTTGTTGCCGTTCCGGTAAGTTATGTTGAGGGACTCATCGGTTGGGTCGAATCTTGCCGACTTAATTGCCGTGGAGTCAACCTGATATGTGTGTCCGACACCGGAATCCCCCATGTCATTTCCAATGTGGGTACTGAACTTTCCAGTGTCCTCGTCATATGTGTCCGTCCTGTTGGACTTGACATTTTCTACTGACCACGGTGTTCCGCCTAATGTTCCCAATTTGCCGCTTCTGTTCCTGATGAAATCAAACATTATTTTATGTTCTCCCAAAGGTCAACTATCTCATTTACCTCGGCAATTTCCTGCCCAGATAACTTGTCGATAGAGGTTCCCTTATAAGCCCAGTTTCCATACTTCTTGTTGATGTCAAACTGTGCCAACCAAGCTGGGTCACATTCATTAAGACGTGCTTCAAGATTAGAAACCGTAGCTTCCTTCAAATTATTAGTCCCACCACCTAGGGATTGACCCTCATAAGTCTGTGTATGCTCCTCTCCAGAAGGCAAAGGCTGCTTCGTAATCTTTAGT